CCCTCCGCAGGTGTACTACCATCAGTACCATCATTGTTTCCCGTAGCATCGGGATGTATAATACTATTGCCTAAAGGCTTTACAGTATCAAGTCTTCCATCCTTAACTAAAGATGGTATCATTATTAGACTCGCTAAATCTTTTAAGCTGCTCATAGTATAGCGTTTAATTCAGTTTCAACACAATTTAAAGATTCTACATTACCACCATCAGCTTTTACTCTAATGTCGTAGTTAGCAGAATATAGTCTTGCATCAGTAATATCTGGTAAGCCATTTAAAGCTGTCTGCACACACGCAGGAGCTTCAAAGGTAAGTGAGTTAGCGTTAGCGTAAGTTGTGAGCGTAGCAGTGCTTGTACCGCTTAATACTTCGTCAGCACTTAACTTATACCAAGCTTGTAATCCATTGCTTTCTGTAGTGGATACTTGCTCGTAAGTTTTCCACATCACAGAATTTATTTCATCGCTTGAAAGTGCGCGGTTCCAAAAGGCTACATTAGCCATATTGCCGTCAAACTCTCCACCAAAATTAGCCTTGCTAATCCAAACTTCTTGGTTATAATATGTGATTGTTGCTGTTGAATTTCCCGAATCTACAAGGCTTCCGTCTACATAAACTTTTTGTGAATTGTTTCCAAATGTAGCAGAAATGTAATGCCACTTATTTGTAGTATAAAGGTTGCCATCAGTTGTCTCTAAATCTTGAATAGTGCTTCCGTTATTCCAACCAAAATAAATATTACCACCCGATATTAATCTTAATTGTTGCGCGTAATATGGATTTGAGTGGCTTATGGAATCATAAGACCAAATCACATTGTCACCTAATGTTTTAGCGTTTACCCACGCGCCAATAGTAAATTCTTGCGTTTCAAACACCGAACCTTTGCCATCGTCTTTGATTAGGATATAATCACTCGTGCCATTGAAAGCAGCAGAAGCACTTACAGGAAAAGTTAATTTGGGAGGTGTTAAGAATCTATTCGCCATAACAAGTCCATCCTTTACATAGGTTAATAGTGAACCACCCCGTGAAAGGACGGTATTTAGTAGTCCTAACATAGTTCATTACAGTGCTTTATAAGCTAATACCTTGCCTGATACGCAAGATATGCTGTCAAATTTACCATAGATGATAGTGCCTTCGCCAAGACCTGCATTAGTCAATGCATCACCTACTAAAGTAGTAGTAGTTACTACAGCTCCTTCTAATGCTTGGATAGCACGAAAGCTCTCACCTGCAACAGAAGCTTCTCCAACTTCTAATAAACGGAATCCGTAATCGCCTGTGGCTGATTGATGGAAATTCCCCTCTTTAACAATTTGTTCGTAAGCCATTATATTTTGTTTTTATTAATCGTGTAGTTGTAGGAAGAAAACTAACCCGTCTCCTTCTATAGAATTTACAATACTGCCGCTGTATCCACCTCTTACAAATAGGTAGTTAACTTCACCATCTGCTTCGCCAGTAGCGTTTGCAAGATATCCAGTTCCTCCGTAGTTATAAGGCATTAGCTAAAGATAGTTTGGTCAGAAAAAGGTGTTTTATCGTCTAATACCAAGGAAGCAATTCCGCTCTCGGTGTTTAGTGTTATGTTGACATAAGATTTTTCAGATGTACCTGTACCACTACTTGCCTCATAGTTCATCGTTAAGGCATCCATCCAACCTGAGATAGTCACAGTTTCATTGTTATGCAAGAGAATGCAGCAGATGTCTTCTCTGCGGCTCATAAGGTCTATTTGATTGACCTTGTTATCTATCGCAGGAGATTGAATAGTAATATCAGTAGATATAACTCCCAATCCATTTGAAGTATTCTTGTTCTCTGTAAATGTTGTAGTGCCGTCCTTTGTATTGTGGTAAAAAGAAACAGTGTTTAAAGTATCAACCTGTGTAACCAATGTCTCGTCAGTAGGACTGAAGGTTATAGTTAAATCTTTCTGTAATAATAAGATAGCTTTTTTGATACCACCCGTAACCTTTTTGTTACAATTGATATCAATGTCGCTTAAAAGAATTGAACAGTTAAAAGCCATATTTTATATATAAAAAAGGGGAGAGGATTGCTCCGCTCCCCTTGTATTAATTTACAAGATTGCTATTAAGCAGTTGCAGTAACAAAGTCAGCAGCATCAATGCTGTAAGAAAGACCTTGCTCGTCACCAGTTAAGGTAAGTTGAAAACGGTTTTTCTCAGAACGTCCTGTTCCAGAGTTAGCATCTACAGTTCCTGCGTAAAGACCGTAGTCCAAACCACATACGTGATAAGTTCCAGCAGCAGTCTTAATAAAAGCAACTAATTCAGCACCTCCTTTAGAGATATCGTTAAGTGCAGTTATTTTTGCAGCAGTCATTTTAGGAAGCTCTACAGATACAGTTGGTACAGTAGAAACGATACCATCAGCAGAAACAGTTTTAACTTCACTAAATACAGAGAAGGCATCCTTATTATTAAAAGAAATTTGCGTTACGCCAGTTACAGCAGTAGCAGCAGAAATTGTTCTTGTTGCTTCAACTTCAGTCAACGCAGTTAGTGCATCACTTCTGTTAGCAACGTGCAACTCTACTATACCGCCTATTGCAACATCGTCACAAGAGTAGGCAATATCAGCAAGGGTTATATTACAAGCCATTATTTTATAGGGTATTAAAGGAAGGGCCGAAGCCCTTCCGTTAGTTAATTAATTATGCGAAGTTCTTAGCGTAGACAATTTCTTCACCTTTAAGGTAAGAGAAACCTAACTTAAACTGTCCCCAGATTTTATCAGAAGATAATTCAGCTTCATACTTCATATCAATAGCACGAACGTCATTGTACTCATCAGTCAACATAACAATGTTCTGAGCAGCAGCAATCATAAATTCGTTAACTGGCATAGATGGGAAGTGAATAACTTCCATACCGTAGTAGTTCGGTACGCCACCTTCTACAACACCTTGTGGAGTAGTAGTATATAGACCAGCAATAGCAATTTGGTAGTGTTGCATAGCAGCAGTTCCCAAGAAGATAGCAGGTTTGAAATCACGGTCAGCATCTCCGTAAACAGCAGACAACATAACGTCAGACATTGAAGCGTAAGCACCTTCCAATTTATCCAAGATGTTAGCAGCAGTTAATACAGCATCAGTATCGTAATCCAATACAGCAGCATCAGCAGCCATTTCAGTAGTCAATAAAGTACCTGCAACATTTAAAGCTTTTTCAGCAGATAATTTTGCGAAGTAATCAAATACCCAATCTTTAAAGTCAGAATCCATAGTCTCAGGATTGTTCTGACCTTTCTTTAGTAGAAGACCACGGTAAGAAGACTCAAGAGCGTTCTTACAGTTTAAGAAAGACCACTTGTAAGTAAGAACAGTCATTTCTTTTTCACCGATTGTAGCGGCTGAAGCTCCGTCAAAGACACAAACGTCTGAACCGAAAGATAATGTAGCATCAAAGATAGGTACGTTTACCTTAGCTTTAACACCGTCAACAAGACGAAAACGATTAAGAACCGCTGCTGATTTTACCATAGTATCAATGAACAGGTCTGGACGACGGTCACCGTATGGCAAGTTTGATATTACTATACTCATTTTATTTTATTTTAAAGTTGATTTGTTTAACTTAATTTACAATAATTACTTGCGGTTGAAGAAGTTATTAATCATATCAACCTTCTCAGGAGTGATATTACTAAAAACTACTGTCTTGTCTTCTACTGTTTCTTCAACCTCTTCAGCCTTCTGTTCAGCAGCAAATTGCTCCTCAACTTCTAACTCATTGGTTTCTTCCTCAGAGAAAGATTTCAACTCAACCTCATCCTCAACAACCTCTTCAGTTACAGGCTCTTCAGCTATAACTTCTTCTTCTGGTTGTTTTTCTTCCATCACCTCTTCTACAACTTCCTCTTCTTCAGGAACTTCCATAGATTCAATGTGCTTCTGAATCATTTCAATGGCAGACTTTAGGTCTTCAATACCAGCGAACTTATCTTCAAAAGAGCTTACAGCTTCTAAGAGTACGTTATTCTCGTTCTCCAAAGCTTCAATCCTTGCTTCGTACTTGTTAGCATTAGACTCAAGTTGAGCTTCCAGCTTGCCAAGTTCTTTGCCAAAACTAAATTCATTCATTTCTTCTTCTTCTTTATATATTTGTTTAATATCAGCCTTAATCTCAATGGAGAAACCATTTATCTCACCATCCTTGATTGAAGTAAATAATTCGTCAGACTCAACTTTAGCCTTAACGAATACTGTTCCATTTGGAAGGTCAAAGCCGTAGTTCATTGACTTGTCGTACTCACCTTCTTTCATCCAAACTTCAAGCATAACCACCTCATCTGTATCGTATGAGTGATTAATACCAAATGCGTTGAACAAGCCCTCCTTAGAGTACTTGTACATAATTTCTTTTATAGTCTCCTCTGTGAAGCGAACATAGTAGTAACCAACTTCTTGGTCATAGCGTAAGATTTCCTTGTTAGGAATCATTATCGGCCCTACTAATTCTTTCTTCTCATCTGAGGCAAACATATTTATCTTCTCAGTAACCTTAGTTTCATTGAAGTATATAAAGTTTTCTTCTATTGCAGGCTTATCAACAAGAGAGATTTTATACATCCCTTGCTCAATGTCCTTTAATGTTATATCAAATAATGGTAATTTATCCATTGTCTTTCTTTTTTCTATCACCCCAAGGTGCATTAGATACTTCTACCTCAGCTTTTACCGTTCCCTTTCGTATGGATTCAGCCTTCTTAATTGCCCAGTTAATTCCCGATGTGCCACCCCAACCGAGCCAAGCAACGTACCCTCTATCCTTCCAAGGCGTATCTTTATACTTTGGGTCAATCGCAGAATTCTTACGATGGCGATTAAACGCAGCCATACGAGCAATGGTCTCATAACTTAATTTTCTTCTTGATGCTAATTGGTTTGCTCTTGTCCATCCTACAGCAGTCATACCTTTAACTTCTTCTCCGTGTTCCTCTTTCCATCTAAGAGCTTTCTTAGCGTTGTTGGTAGCGGATTGTGGATAGTCGTTGTAAGTGGCCATATGATTTAATTTACAATTATTTCAACAAAGCTTCTATTGTAAGGTACGCATAGTCTTCATAGACATCACCCTTAGCACTTTTAACATATATAGTACCACCAGTCATCCTGCTTGCAGTAAACTCTTGCAGGAAGAAGCTTAGGTCGCTTAGTTGGTCTGTAGGCACAACCATATCAAACTCAATACTTGGATACTCAGATTGTATTATCTTTTCTGATACAGCGAATATCTCACTGTAGTTATCAGTTACAACCCCACTCTCGTCTTCAAACATTAGATTCCATCCAGCAGTATTGTAGTTAAACAATCTACCGTTAAAGATGTGTTGCCCACCGATGTTAAGACCTGAGAATCCCCAATTATAATTAGCGTAAAATCTTTGTACTTGTGTTTTTAAATCACTCTTTGTTCCCTGCTGATACATATAAGGAACAAGCATATTTGTTTTATATAAAGGTTTATCTAAGTAAGCAAACCGAAAGCCTATGTCTTTGTTCTGAGTAAATATGTTTGGAGTTATACCTAATTCTTCAGCACTCATAACAGAATCTTCAAGATTTGTATTTGAAGAATTGAAAGAATCTTCTTCACCACATACAGACTTATAATAAATTGAAGACTTTAAATCTATTTCTAACTCAGCTATACCTTCAGTGTTAATCTCTTGAGTAGTTGAACCTATGGTAATACCATCATTATTTATATCATCAAAGAATAAGTTATAATCTTTATTCTTTAAGTTTAATGTTCTTACCTTATCTCCACCATCTGTTATCTTGTAAGACTTGATATCATCAACATATTGGTTTATGTTCTGTGTACCACTACGAACTGCAAATACAGGGTCTATTCTAAGTATGTGTTGCTGAGCTTGTGAATCATAATCGTAAAACAATCCACAGTCAAATCTCTTGGCTATATTAATAAGTACATCAGAGAGATTAAAAGGACAGGTTTTCTCTATAGACTCTTGTATAATGAAAGTATCGTTATTCTTGTAGAGTAAGTGGTCTTCATTTGCTGTAAAAGTCAAGTTCATTTGACCATAAGTTCCAGAACCATCAGGTAAACCAAATCTTGATATAGCTTTTCTTATATCTGTAACACCAAACGAATCAGTTTGAAGCGTATCCATAACCCAGTGGTTTCCGTGTTCAGTAAATGATGTTGCTCTAAGAATACTTAGTTCTCCGCTTATAGGTTTTAAGAAGTAATTTATTGAATAAGTACTACCACCATCAATAAATGTTTCTTCTCCAGACGGTAGGTAAGCTGTAAATTGTTCAAATAATATTGTATCAGTAATAGCAGGGCCACCGTGTCTCCATAAAACAGGCTCGTCATTAGATGGTCTAAAGTAATCATAATTAACATTTCCTGTATGGTTTGTTTTATTAGAGTATCCCGCAACAGCAGTCGCTCCATTTAAAGTTAAAACCAAAGGTACTCCATCTTCACTTTCTAAAAGTGTTATTTCCTTTTGCTGTAAACCATCTACCCAAACTCCTATACATACATTAAATTCCATATCACTTGCACCGAGTAATATGTTTCCGACCATTTGGTCTTCTTGGATAACAGGTATCTCATACCTTGCTTGCTCAATAACAGCAGCCGTTCCACCAGTAGTAAAGCTTATTCCAGAATTAAAAGAAACTTTAGGAGCAAAGAATCCTCTTATGTGATTACAATCATATTCAGATTGTACCGCTGTGGGGTCACAAGGATAGAATCCCATTCTCTTTTCTACACCCCATTCCTGAGTACTTGGATAAATTGGATTACCCTCTCCGTCAGTACCATAATTACCAGATGTTACAGTACCGCTAAAGTACTGTGTGTAAAACTCTTTGGTATCTTGGTTTATATCAACCGTGCTTGACATACTTGCATTAGGAACTGCCCAAGCTGGAGACTGTCTAACATTAAATATCCTTGGGTTGGTATCACTCTTAGCTAAAAGCTGAGAAGGAATAACCATCTGCAACTTCTCTGGCTGCATATCAGGAATCAAAGGACTTCCTGCATAAGGTGTTCCTACTCCAAAAAGCTTAGAATCTATTCTTACGTCAAAGTTTGAATCTAATCCATTAAGATAAGAGCCTAATAGATTTAGAAATCCAGTAACAGAAAACACAGGCATAATACCTGTTCTTCCTATCCCTGTTCCGTATTCAATAAATTGTCTTGCAGCATAACCATACTTACCATCTACATCATTAACGAAATCTACATAAGGGAAGTTAATTGCTCGTGTGTAGTCGGGATTAGTATTTACAACACCTGCTTCACCTGGATTTGTTAGTGCATTCCAAGGTCTTAAAAAACGAGAAAACAATTGCTCTGTTGTGTAGTAACTATCACTATATATAACACTAAGGTTCTTGGTCTTCATTTGAGCAAGATACCTTGATATATAATCTTTTAATATAACTTGAGCGTAAGGCTCAGAAGAGTTATACTCTACAGAAGCAAAGTTTAAAATACCCTCTATAGATACTTGAGTTGTTCCGTATATAGTTAATCTAAAGTAAAAATCATCTTTAGGGAAATCAACACCTTGGTCAGATACAGGTTCAAAATTAAATAAGTTTGTACTCTTGTTTAGGGTTGTTAGAGGTATACGAAGGTCTGTAGAAAAAGGTAGCCTTACCTTGTCTATTTCTATTCTGTCGTAAAAATCTACATCATACTCTAACTGCTGATTAGGAAATAAATCTGCCTTGTAGTATGTTACACTATCTCTACTAATCTCTAATTTGAAATCCATACTATCGTGTTGCGATATTAAATTCTAATGAAGATTTAAACTTGTTATTAAAGACATCAAAGTCGCTGCCTTCAAATCCTACTCCGTAAGCAACATTGTCACAAGTATCTACAAAAACTACGTCATTAGCTAATATAAGTTGTTTCGTTGACTTATACTGTGTGTCTAAGAAAAATTGTCTACGTTGACTTCCTATTATAAGCTTATAGTCTATAGAAGAACTATATGGTTTATAGGCGTTAGAGTATAACCCCCTCTCTATTTGAGATGATATTCTATAAGAAGAAACATCGTTATATAAAATATCCGCACCTGCATCCCAATGACTTGAAGATGTAGAAGAAAATGAATTGGGTACATCAGTATATATCTCATTATCAAATTGAAAGGTTCTTGTTGCAGGAGTTATACATATAGCATACACACCTTTAATATCACTGTATGGTATATACACTGCATCGTTTAACAAGAATGTTCCTGATGATATTGTAAATTGATTCGCAACAGTTTTTGTAGCTGAAAAGTTTTCTCCAGTATCTGGTGCGCTGTAAAATATATAGTCGGCCATTATATTCTATCGTTTCTATCTCTGAGCCTACGCTCGTTAGAATTAGTTCTTAAATCTTTATCTGCAACAAACGCTCTAACAGGTTTGCTTACACCGATTGCAGTTGAGGTGGTAGCCTCTGCAATAGCCTTTAAGTAATCTACACTTTCGTTAATAGGTGAAGACACTAATCCACCCTGTGCAAACTTAACCTTACCAACTTGAGGTCTTGTCATACCACTCTTGTTTATACGGTCAAGCAAGTCTTTATGCATAGATGTAGCACGTTTATTTATAACATCCTCACCACCTTCCATCTCGTATCCACTATTACCTTGGACTCTAAATGGTACACCACCTTGGTCGTGCGATGGGCCGTTTACAACACCCCCATCAGCAAACTGTTTAGGGAAGAATTTCTTTTGACTTATAGCCGCAAGGTTTGCACCGTAAGCAGCTGTTGTTAATCCTGCTGATATAGCACCTTTTATAGCAAGTTTTACTGGGTTACCTTCTTTGTCGTAAATAATAAGGTTAGGTATAATAGAGGCTAAAGATTGAAGATAACTTGTAGTAGCATCTTGTCTGTCTTGTTTTTTATCAGCTTCAAATATTTTTTTATCTATATCATTTTCTTGTGCAATTTTAGCTTTCTGAAGTTCTTTCTGTTTAGCTCTAAATTGACTCTCTGTAATTAATTGATTATCTAACTGAGATTTTAATATATCATTTTCAGTTTCGTATCTATTTGATATTGCAGACTTTTCAGCATCTAACCTTGCCTTAGTGTTCTCAAGTGCCACATCGTTAAAAGCTGCTATAGACTCAGCAGCTTTGTCTAATCCTTCAGCTATGACATCTGCAAGCTTAACATCTTTAAAGGAATCTTTCAGCTTCTGACCAATAGTCTTAACTGCTTTAGTTACTCCATCTACATAGTCTTCTTCAAAACCCTCAAGAGCGGATGGGTCAAGTATCACATCTGCGAATGGGTCTTCAGGTATTTGCACTGCGACTTCTTCAGCGGCTTTTTTAAGCGTTTCTATTAAACCTTTAACAAAGGGTGAATCTGCACCAAATCTTTTTGTAGCTTCAGCTATCACATCTTCTGATGAACCAAAGAAGCCATCAAGTAAATCTACCTGTTGAGAGAAAACTTTATCAGAAACTCCAAGTGGTAATTCAGCAATAGCTTTTTCAGTTTCCTTTATTCTGGCTATATAAGAAGACAAGTCTGTTTTAAGCCTGTCTTCTGCTTCCTTATCAGCCTTTTTCCTTTGACTTGCAAGAGTTTCTTCAGAAACAGAAAGCTTTCCTATTTTTTTAGAGGCATCTGTAAGCAAAGCTATTCTTTTTTCTAATATCCTTGCTTGCTCCTCTTCTTCTTGATTTAAAGGGCCTACCTTATTCCTTAATTGATTTAATTGATTTGAATACTCTAAGGTGTCAGCGTTTAGTTGTGTTTGTAGCTGTTGCTTTTCTTTATCTACATTGATTCCTTCTCTTGTTAAAGATAATAGCCCTGCATATTCTGCTGAGTATCTTGATACTGTTTCATTATTTGCTTCTTGAGCTATATAAGACTTGTCTAAAGAATTGCTTCTTTCATTTGTTATATCTATTAATCCTTGTATGGTTAACGCAGATTCTGTAAGCTCTGCGTTAAGTGTTTTCGTTAAAACCTTTAAAGCATCTGTTGCATTACCTGTTTTTTCAAGCGCTTGATTATATTTCTTTAGAAAAAATTCTTTAGATACACCTACAGAATCTCCTAAAGCATCAAAAGCTTGAATTATTAAATCTGTTTCAGATACCAATTCATCAGACCCTTCAGAAAACCTTCTTTGTGAAACAGTTAATGCTTCAATAGCATCTTGTGTTTCTAACGCTGAAGAAGATATTAATTTATAAGCACTTGCTTGACCAGCGGCTTTTTGGTCAAATATAGCAATAGCAGAAAGAAACAAATCTGATTTTGTAGCTACCTCTCCTATTGATGTAGAAAATTTATCATATGCAGATGTCAGCAACTGTAACTGACCTTCAGTAGATGCCATTTGAGTTGCATTAGCTTTAAAAAGTCTGTCAGAAGTTTGAAGTTCTGATGAAAGTTCTTTAAATCTATCTACGTTTTGACTTAAAACTAAAGCTTGAGATGCTCCAATCTTTCCGAATACTTCAAAAGATTCAGCCGCAGTTAAGTTTCTATTTCCAATCTCTTCTAGGAACTCATTAAAAGGTCTACCATCTTTAGCAGCAGCGACAAAGAAATTACGAAGACCAGTTCCTGCTTTAGATGCCTTGAATCCGTTGTCTGCTAATATTCCTAACAACGATGCTGTTTCTTCAAAGCTAACACCTAACTGCGCCCCTAATGGCCCAACATAAGATAGACCAGTGCCTAAATCATTTAGCGATAATGCAGTTTCGTTTACAGCACCAGTAAGTATGTTAGCGAACTTATCTGCTTCTTCAGATGTAGCTTGGAATTGATTAAGTGTTTTCTTTAATACTCCTGCTACACCGCCAGCATCTTCTCCTAATGCTTGAGATAGTAATGCGACAGGTCTTGTTAAGTTTTCTATTTCTTCAGTAGAAGAGCCTAGTTTGGCCAATTGTTTCTGTAGTTCAACAACTTCCGTTGCTGTTAATGAAGTAACTCCCGCTACTTCAAATACAACAGTTTTAAGTCTTGATATATCTTCAGACGTGAGTCCAGCGACAGCTCTTAAATCCGCTAATGATTTTTCTAAAGCTATAGCTCTTTTTGCAGAACCGATTGTAAGGTCAGAAAATGCACTCAATGCAATGTTTAGTAATTGATAAGCACCGTAGAAAGAGGCAATTGTTTTTAAATTCTTTCCAATGTTTCCAAAAAAGCCTTTGGATGTAGTTGTAGCTTTTTTAGTTTTCTTTTCGTAGTTGTCTACATCTTTAGCTGTTTGCTTTAGATTCTTACCTACTTTATTTAGAGATTGAGCAGAGGTTTGTTGTTCTTTAGCAAACTCTCTTGTTTTACCAGTGATTCTAGATATAACTCCTTCTAAATCAATAAGACCCGCAGAAACTTCTCTTACAGATGCTGCTAAATTATTTAAAGCGTCCTTTAAAAACGCTATTCTTCTATTATCTTCTGCCATTTTATAGCTTGCTTAACATTTTATCTAACTTCATATCTACAGCAATATATGCCCATTCCTCATACTTAATTAAGAACCTTGTTTTCGCCCTTTGTAAAGCACCATCTAACCCGTTCTTACCATTTAGCACAGATGTCCATCTAGATCCTTCATAGCCCTCTGTTTGCAACCTGGGTGTTATTGCACGTGCTATAACTTCCGCTACTTTCTGCGTAACACTTTCTCCGTAATAGTAGTAAGGCTTTGTGCCGTTCCATATATACCATCCACTGGTGGGAAATCTTCTAGCTTTTACCATTATCCATTGAACAATATCACTGTAGTTAGCTCCTTTAAATCCTTCCGATATTTTCCACCCATACTCATTCATAAGCACTCTTACAGAAACCTCGTTCTGACCAATTGCTAAACCTAAATACTTATCGGTGATTAAATCTACTTTTAGGTTTTTCCCTGTCCATAGAGAATCTTTACCTATACCTCTTCCTGGTCTTTTATCTTGAGCAGGACGTATAGACTTCTCTAAATCACCCGTTGCTCGGTGACGGTATTCTTCGCCTTCAGATTGTCCGTAAAGGTTGAGCTTTAAGTTCTTTATAATACGGGCCTTGTACAGTTCATCCTGTATATAGAAACGCATACTACCGTCTTGTTGGTTTTTAGACGGGCGAACTGTTTTTTGAGAAAGCTTTAAACTCATTAGACATCAACAGCTTTAATGTAAGGTGTTCTACCTAATACAAATGTAGCATTACTTATAGAAGCAGTGATATTATAATCGTCATCTGAGAATCCTTGGATGTTTACCTCTTGAAAGTTCTGCTCTCCAGATAAGTTTTGAATAAAGTAATCTTGTAACTGACCCATTACAAATAGATTTTCTTGGTTAGAGTTTATTAATGCTACTGGGTCGTTTAACAAAATTCTATCAACAATTACGATATCTATACTGATATCATAAACAGGGTTAGAATTCTCTCTAGATATATTTGCATCATTTAGAGATATATACATACCTCTGTAGTTCATTTCTATTTTCTCAAGGTCATCTAAACTGTTAAGTAACTTGAACTCACTCACCATATTGTGGTTCGTGCCAAATTCCTCAAACATATTGTAAATACTTAATAAATCAGTCACCTTACTCTTTTCTTAATTTACAATTTTCGCATAGCCGCTTTTTGGCGTTGGTCGGCAGACTCTATCTTTGCTTTCTGAGCTAGGTAGCTCATTTCTGGCAAAACCGTACTCATAGGCAGCATATAAATATCACTATATCTAGTTATATCTTCCTTTGCTAACATTCTAACTATAGAATACCAATACCACTGTTGATGAAAAATCATATCAGACGTTTTTTTATCTATACTCTCCTCTTCTGTTTCCTCATCCTCTTCTGGAGCATCGTAAAACACCCCTGAGAAGTCTTTAAACAGCGTTTTTTCCCTATTACCTATGAATGTATTCAATACTTGGTAAACCTCTCTTACATCGTACGACAGTATGTCTTTCTCATTACTTATTTCATCCTCTGAGTTCTCGTTATCAAATTCAGTGTGTTTTTTAGGACGTATTATTAATTTTGCTATCTCAAAATCTACTTTATGGTCTGGTAGATTGGTTTTTCCTGTGATTATTTGCTCCAGCATAATAAATTGACCTAGTACCAGCTCTTCTATTTTGTAAAACACATTCTTTGAATATAAAATATTAGTAGGTTGTTTAGTGTTGTCTTGAATTGGGTAGGTATTACCTGAATGACGTATAAAATCTATCTTTTCAAGAGGCTTTACAGAATCAATATACTGTTCTGGGCTTAATCCCTTCTGAATGTAGCTCATTAAGTCTATATGCTGCTCTAATCTTATCATAAAAACATTGTTACACCACCATCCTGCTCTTCTTTAGCACAATATGCAGCAATTGCTAAACTCATTACCATATCATCGTGCTTTCCATCAGTATTACTAAATTGTAAGTTACCTGTTATTGGGTTTTTCTTACTCTTGAAGTCGTACAACTCTTTAATCAATCCTGTGTTCTTAGGTATTTTAATAACCTTGTCCTCAAATAGTTTGATTAGGTTTCTTATCATCTCTGGTTTAGACTTAGCTGTAGTATGGAATGGTACTAATTTGTACATTGTTTCATCTTCAGTCAAATCATCAAACAGCAAATCGTTGTTGTTTACCTCAAAGTATGCTGCCGCCATATTGAAGTCGTGCTTAAAGTAGAACCCACGTATACGCTGCTTGAAGTCATCGTAGTCCATTCCCTCTTCCTTGTAGTTGAATCGGTCTATATCTATGATTCTGTAGTCTTCGGAGAGCGCAGTTAACACTGTGTAATCTTGGGCAACCCCGATGTCCATACCGATATACACTCTTTCAGCTTTATTATCTATATTCTCTACTATAGCATCCTCTACATTACTAAAGAGTGCATTCCCTGATACAGGTCTACATAAAAACTCTTGGTCAAACTGAGCCTTGGTCATACTCTTCTTAATGCCTAAGACCGTCTTAGAGACACCTTCGTCATTCAAGTCTAAGTAAGTACGCTTGATACTCTTTATCTGCTCCCAAGACTCTTCTAATTGCCCATCCTTGTACCAATCATAGAACCAATTAGGCCCATTGAACGTAGATGCTGCACAAACCCTTCCATTAGTCCTTGTAACCATAGGTAGGAGTACCTCATTTATGAAGTCAAGTTTCATATAAGCAACCTCATCTAAGTAGATGAAGTCTAAAGTAGCCCCACGTAGATTATCGCCACTATCAGCACTACGAAACTTAATAAAGCTCCCATTGTAAAAATAAAGTTCGTTTGCCTTTCTGTCATACCGTTTAACTATTTTGTTCCAAACTTCTTGGTGTCCACTGAACATTGCCTCAATGTCCTTCATCACTTTGTTTGCTTGGTCTTGTATTGGTGAGACCCAGAACATTCGGTGTTTAGGGTTGTTGATTGCTCTTAGGACACAATCATTCTGCATAAAGAACGTCTTACCCGTCTGCCTACCTGCTACAATAGCCGATATAAAGGGCTTGTCTTCGTGTACCAGCTTATGAAAATCAACTTGAGGTGTTGTAGGCTTATAAAGTTTTATGTTCATTAATCTTCTTCGCTAAAGTCTATATCTAAGAAACCATCGTTCTCATCTACAGGTGCTGTTAAATCTATAGTAGCTTTAATATCAAACTTAGTCTGCTCCACTTTCGTAGGTGCTTTGTAACCTTGCATATCATTGATTATTTTAATGGACTCCATAGCGGCCTTCATATCACCTCCTGCAATGGCATTGTCCCTAATCTTGATTAGTGCGCTTAGGTTTGTTCCCTTGGCTGCCTCAATGCTTGAAAGCTCTGAGTTGGTAATCTTCATCAGCTCCTTATAGAAAGCTGTACCATAGTTTCTCCTATCACGATAAAAACTTGTGTAGTTTAGCTCCTTGGATATACGAGATGCACTCTCCATTCCCTCGTTTCTAATACCCTCAAGGAACTGCTCCTGAAGGTCGGTAAGGTTGACTCCCTTCCCTGCGATTATTGCACCGCTCCTGTCTCTCTTAGTTGGCATCTCTCACAGTGTATAAAGGTATGTTATGCGCTCCTAATCTATCTAAGAAAACCAATCTATCAAACTTAGGAGAGGTCTCATCAAGGTGATACCATTTCCAAATAGCTGTCTTTACTCTCTGGATACAACTGCCGCAAGCAGTCTTAGGGTTCTCATTCCTCCCAAAGTAAACACTCTTACCTATCATTGAGTTATGGAAATTAAACATCTCCCTTTTAGTCTCACCCTTGGGTAAGCCACCACCAGCAATAGCTATCAAAAGACTTTCTGTACTCATACGTTTTTAAGTAATGTACAAAATGAATTATATCTCACATTCAATTAGCCCACTAAACAACTCATTTCAGAAGTTTGTAAATAATAATCTATTATTATACTATTACTTATTATACTATTACTTGTTTATACTACTATATCCCCTAAAGGGATATAGTATAATAAAAATAATATTATCTTAAAATACTATTATTATAAGGGAACTTCTTGAATATGTGAAGTCATCTTAGCTTATTAGATTCCTTTTAAGGTACTTCAGAAG